ATAAATTGCTCCTTAGGGTCTACCCGTTTAAGTGAGCCATTGGCTCCCTTGCCTTGCCCAGCCGCGCCGAGCCCTGCCGCGCCTGGCCCTGCCCAGCCATGCCCAGCCATGCCTCGCCGCGATTGGATTGTCTGTCGAGCCATTGGCTCCCTTGCCTCGCCGGGCCCCGCCCGGCCGTGCCTGGCCATGCCGAGCCCCGCCGAGCCTCGCCACTAATAGGCTTCAGATCATTGCGCCGACATCGCCGACCGAGTCGGCTTTGTGAGCGACTGTACCTCTCGCCTCGCGCGAGACAACGCGAGCCGCTCCGCCTTCATGTGCTTCCTCGACATCGCAAGCGCAACGCTGGCGTGCTTGGTGAGTTGCGACGTGTCGATCGCGTCCGTCTCGCGAAGCCCTCGCGCGATCTGCCTCTTGGCCTTCTTCTGCCGCAGTTCCGGAATCTCCGTGGCGGCCTCCATGTCTGAAAGCAGCCGAAGCCCGACGGTCGGGTCAGGAAGGCAGGCCACCTGGCGGTCCCGCAGAAGCCTGCGGCGAGCACGACGGATGATCGTCCAGCCTCCAGTCTCATCACGGTGCCGCCCCATCGCGGATTCAATCACCGCCCACGGAACGGTCGTTCCCTTCGGAAACACCGCCACAGCATCCAGAACCGCGTCGATTTCGGCGTCGTACTTCTTGTCGATCATCTCTTTTCTCCTGTTGTGAAACTGCCCATTGGGCACCTTGCCTCGCCGAGCCATGCCACGCCCTGCCGAGCCCTGCCTTGCCGTGCCCCGCCGCGCCACGCTTGGATTGTCTGGTGAGCCATAGGCTCCCTAGCCTCGCCACGCCCTGCCGAGCCCTGCCTTGCCTTGCCGAGCCTTGCTTGGCCTGTCTGTTGAGCCATTGGCTCCCTTGCCTCGCCAAGCCCAGCCGGGCCCGGCCTAGCCCGGCCTCGCCATGCCGGGCCCAGCCCGGCCCGGCCAGGCCTTGACAGGCCACGCCTGAATCATGCCTTTGAGACAGTCGCCTCAAACATGCCGAACCTCCCTGGAGTCCTGCACCCAGGACGCCAGTCGCACAGGCCGACATCGCCTGCCAGCTCGAACAGCGTCTGCAAGCTCTCGAACGTGATCTCGGGGGCCATGATCTGAATCACCCCGGACACGCTCCACGAGCGAAACATCGGCCGGACGCGAACGTGCTTGCTCGTGCCGACTTTCGCCCGCTTGACCGACAACTCGAATCCGGCCTTCTCGACGGCCTTCTTCTGGTCCGTGAACTTGTCGTCGCGAGCCGCGACGAAGTCAGTCGCCGAGATCTGCTTGCCACCGTTGGTGAACTCGAGCGTCTCGTCCGTCAGCAGCAGCCCGCTTTGCGTGATCGCCTTGAACGTCGTCTGGCGCTTTAGCGTCATCTTTGCGCCTGCCTGCCGCAGGGCGACCATCACGTTGTCCGCCGGCATGGCAATCATTCCATCCGCATCGCGGTAGAGGTACGTCTGCCATGTCCACGCCGGGGAGCGATCGTCGCCCGGGACGCTGACGTTCTTGTTCCCTGGTGCCTTCCTCCACTCGTCAAGCGTCGACGCAGCCTCTACATCGTCCGCGTGCATCAAAAGGGGCGTGATCCCCTTCAGGGTAAAACGAGCCCTCCGAACGTCCTTCGTAGCCATCTTTATCTCCCTGTGTCAGAAACAACCCAAAACTCCGGCCGCACGTCAACGCGACGCCGCCGTGATCCGATACCTCATCTCCCGATTCCCAGTCGGCGAGACCGCCTCGCCGATCTCCACGACCAGGCCGCGACGCCGCAGCTCGTGCATGCGGCGGGCGACCTGTTGCTCCGTCAGCCCGCACCGGCCGGCCAGCTCGTCCTTCGTGCCGGGGCCGGCCGCCAGGGCGGCGAGAATCCGCCCCTCGTGGCTGCCGGCGAACGTCGGCGCGTTGGCCGCGGCCGACCTCGAGGTCGGTGGATCCGTGCGGCGGCAGAGCGCCACCAGCGGAAGGTCCGCGTCAGCTTCGATGTATGTGCCCATCCCTGAGCCCTCAGTCGTCCGTGTATTGGCCCCGTGACGTGGGGCGGCCGGCGTGGTCACCGCTGGAAAGGTCAACGGCCCACGCTCGCCCTGTTAGCCGGCACAGTGGCATCGCCGGCGGATGCGGCTGGGAGGAAAGCCGCTGCGGCCACCGCGGGCCGACCGCAGAGTCAGTCCCTTCCTGATACTGGCGTGTGTCCGATTGCCGCAGGTCCGAACCGGCACATCACGGCGTCACATACCGCCGCCTGGTCCTCGACCGGACGGTGACCGGCGTGCACCTCGCCGCAGATTCGATTGCGAACCTCGGCCGCACGCTCGCGTACCTGTGACTGCTCGATGGCAGCGACGGCCACTGGCGTCGGAGCCCAGCCGATGGCCGTCTCCAGGAGCGGCACCGCCATTCGGAGCAGTGCGTCCACCGACAGCCGCTCAGGCTCCGGCGTGGTCTCGTCCTGTGCGAGAGCCATGCGGGCGACCGTCAGCAGCGATTGGATGTCGAGCAGGCTAGAAGGGGATTGCATCGGCGTTGCCCTCCGTGGTGGCCTTGTGGGCCTTCGCCGCTTGGGACCGTGCCGCTGCAGGCTTTGCCGCCGCGGGGGCCGGCTCAGCCTCGTAGTACTTCCGCACGTTGACGAACGTGCCGCCCTTGCTGCCGACCTTGTGGTAGATCTCCGCCTCGACGTGGCGGCCGATCAGGTCGCCTGGATCCATCCGCCGCCAGTCATCGAGCTGCACGCCCAGGGCACGCAGCAGCGACGCCAGGCGGGCCTTCGCGATCCCATTGCCCTTCGGCATGGTGTCCCACACCCAGCCCATACGCTTGTCTGGGTGGGCTAGCGTGACCTTCAGGCTCGTGTCATCCTCGCCGGCCCGCTCGACCCGGAAGCCATGACGGCCCTCCGGGACCAGCTCGCGACCGCCGGCAGCCTGCGGCTCGGGCGTGGCCGCCACCTGGTCAAAATCCTCGAAACCCCAGTCGTCCATGTCAGCTCTCCTTCGCCTTCGTCCTCGCAGCCGCGAACGCCGCGACCGCCTCAATGTGCTTCTCCGTGTAGACGTTGGCCGTGCCGGCCACCCGCAGCCCTGCCTCATCGAGGACCTTCCGCATGGTGCCGGCTGCCATCCGAACGCCGGCACCACGGCATCGGGCCGAGAACTCGGCCCACGTCCAGCCAGCCTCCTTCGTGCGGCCACCAATCGACCGCCAGCCCTCATGCCACGGCATCTGCGGCCTCCCTCGGCTCGATCTCGTCGTGCCGGGCGTTGGCGGCGTCGGTTAGGTCGCTCCACTCGTCGTCAGTCAGCCGGCCCTCGTAGAGCGCGGCTTCGATGCCGTCGACGAGCTTGCCGAGATCCTTGACGGTCAGTGCCTCCGCGATCAGCGGACGGACGTACTGGACCAGCTCCGCCCCGGCCCGCTTCGCTGCCTTGGTTGCGGCCGGCTTGGCCGACTCGCCGAAGATCGGGGCCAGGGCGTCGATTGACATCGGCATCGACGCCGGCAGTCCGAATCGGTTCTTCGCGTCCCAGGCCGCGGACCGCTCCGCGTACATGATCCGCTCCTTGCCGCCGCTGGCCTTCTTACGGCCGTCCGCCCCCTCGACGATGTTCGTCCGGTAGGTGCAGAACAGGAGGAGGTCGCTCCACTCCTTCACAATCGGGGCTGTTTGCTTGGTGAGCTTCAGCTCGTAGCGGTCAAACCCGTCCTGCATGTCGGGCGGGCTCGTCCGCTGGACCTTTGCGTGGGCCACGAGGCCGACATGCAGGCCGCGGGCGACGAGCGAATCGGCCAGCGCCAGAAACTTCGCCATTCGCTCCATCACGAGCGTGTAGCCCTTGCCGAAGCCGAAGTCCTCGATCGACTTCTTGCCAGTCGAGCGAAGGATCTGGTCGATCATCAGCCGCTCGGCCCAGTCGGCCGAGTCGATCACGACCGTCTCGAAGCCCTGGGCGTCGCGGGCCAGGTCGTGCATCGCGCCCTCGAGCGTGGCCCAGTCCTGGCACTGGACGCGGGCCACGTCGAGATGCCGCGTGCCGTCCTCAGTGTCGAGGATCAGCGGGTTCGGGAACCGAGCCGCGAGCGTGGACTTCCCGATCCCCTCGGTGCCGTAGACCGTGAACCGAACAGGCGACCACTGACGGCCGCGTGTGATTTTCAGAGCCATCGTCATTCCCTCCAGTGAGTGTCGCCGCGGGCGGTCTCCGCCCCCCGCAGCTCGATCGTGCATCCCTTCCCAGGCCGCCTCCGGCGGCATCCTGCGGCGTGGCAATCCGTGCCCCGCCGCTCCTCGTGAATCTTCATGGCGACGAGGCCGACGGCCGCGACAGCGACGACGAACAGCGTCACGGCGGCGGACAGCAGGGCCAGGATCAACCCATCTACGACTCCCATGCTCATCTCCACGCCTCCCCCGTTTCGTCCTCGGCCAGTGGTCTCCACTCGTCGAGGGCTGTCTTCGCCCGCAGGACCAGGACGGCCCCGGCGCGAATGTGGAACGTGTTGATCCCGATCGGCGTCATGTCGGCGATGAGCCGCTCCAGCACGCGGCCGGGGCCGGACAGTCGCCGCAGGGCATCCGCCCGCCGGCGGACCCATGCGTCCTTCTCCTTCTCGCGGTGATGTGCGGACCGTGGCTTCGCCATGGATCAAAACTCCGCGAGCTGCGAGGCCTCGATCGTGTAGCTCACGCCGCTGTCGTCACGGACGACGAGCGACCCGAAGTCGGTGAACTGCTGAATCCGGCCGGGGCGGGGAAACGCCCCGACCACGTGCTGGAACCAGACCGAGTCGCCGACGCTGGGCAGCAGGCCGCGCCGCCCGTAGGTCTCTTGCATCCCGGCGGCGGCCGCGGCGGCCTCCGCGTCACCAGGCATCCGATTGCTGGCATCCATGCCAAGTCTCCTGATCG